CTGTTGCCAGTTGAAATTGACTCCATAGAATTGCCAAGGATCATGGAATAGTTTTATCTCCCTCTTAGCACAATAGCAGGGATTATTTACAGTAATGTAAAGCTCGCTATTAAAAGGATAGACATCCTGGCCGACATTGGTTGTAAAGGTATAAATATCTTTAAGCTTTAGAGATCTGAATTTAGCCGGCAAATCATAGGCATAGAAGCTATGCATTTGTTTTACGATATATGCATCCGTTACCTGAAAAGCATTGCTAGAACCTGTCAGTTTTCTAGTCTTAGTTATCGCATCGGCTAGAGTCGGAAATAGAGGATATGTGGGGACAAATGTGACTGTCATAAAACCGGCCTATTATCAAATGCATCTTCTAATGTGACCGTCGTAGTTCCTTGTATTATCCCAGAGCCTGCTGGCACGGCAACACAGGGAATTTGAGGGTCTTCTACAGATATAAAAGGATAAAAATTGCTAGTGTCTATAGCTATTGTTACTATGTTTCCATTGATTGAGATTATTTGTGCTTTTTGATTATTTAACTGAATCATCCCATTGGACGGAGGGATACGGAAACTAATCCACTCCGCAATGGTAAAATTTGTATCAGTCGTAAAAGTGACAACTCCAGGATTGGATTGAGTGATATTAGTTATGTATTGCAGGTTAGGAATAAAATCCGCACCAAAAGGAGGCCCATAATTTGAATTATAAGGCGCTGTCATAACACATCTGTTGGAGTAAATCTAAGCCTAGAGACAACTTCATAACTACGAGGAGTCCTTTGTCCTGCTGCTGGCAATTCCATGCTATAGCGCCGAACTTTCTTTTTCGTGTTGTTCAAATGCTTGATAATTCCCATGGGCAAATCGCAAATCTCACCATGAATCAACTTAATCATCTGAATTGGTTCGCCAGGATATTTTCTATAAGAAAATTCAAACCATCCGCCTTGAGCATCTAAGAACTCAAACATTCCAGTTCGGATTTTATCGTCTTCTTTACGCATTTTTTTAACCAGTTCATCTCTTTCAGCTGGTGGTAACGTATGTTTTGCTTTTTTATTTAATTCTCTTACTTCCATGAATATGAATCCTTTAATTGGAGAGAGGGGAAAAACCCCTCTCAATTTAATTATGCGTTGGTGATTCCGTTGACGAAATCAGCCTTGAACGCAAACACTTGCATGTTCGCATTCGCGACTCCTACAGCAGATAAACCGATATTCATGACGTATTGCGATCTGTTATCGAATGCGTCAGCAAGGTTTGTTCCTGGAGGCGATGCAGGGATTGTTGCACTTCCATTAAGAGGCACAACACCTGATCCGGCAGGCATACACACAGCTGGAGAAGCTCCACCTGCAAAGGCAGCCGAAGTTGGGAATTGGAATGCTGTAAAGCCGGTTGTGTCTACGTCGATAGTGATCGATGAGACAGTTGCGGAATTAACAACACTCAAGACTCTTGCTGCACCGGATGGGTTATTTGTAAAAGGGCCACTTCCGGCCTTACGTGTCAGATTGCTTAATTGAATCATTCCGTAAGGTGTTGGGATTTGGAAATCTACAAGTTCACCTGGTGTATATGGGTTTTGTCTGAAGAAATAGACAACTGCTTGAGTCGCTTGCGTAATGTAAGCAACTGGCAATGTATTAGGCAGGAAGAAGCCAGGATAAACCTTTTGGTAGAACCCAGTTGTTCCATTGGCAACAACTAATCCAGCAGAAGCAGCAGAAGCAGCAAACCCTAAGGTAATGCTTACGCCAGCTGATACGGCTGTAACTTGATAAAGGTTTGGTCCGCTGATTTGCTGACCACCAACAATGTTAAATAAGCGAATGAAATCGCCGACATTAATTCCTGTTGTATTTGCTGTCGCAACAACAAACGTGGTTCCATTGACTGTTGTAACCGCAACTTTTGTGAAAGTTGGAGGGTTAGCTTGATCAATGAATGTAAAGCCGCCCGATGTGCCTTGAGAAGCATATGTGGTGACTCCAGCTCCTGTAGAGCTTGGTTGTCCTAAAGCAAGGTATGAACCTTGTGCCATGGTAGCACTGAACCATTCCGCATAAATCGGATTAGCAGCTGTGCTTTGTGCGCCCCAGTTCGTTACATCCTTAACGAAAAACCAGTCGGGTTTTGCTGTCATTGGGATATTAACTGCAACTGGAGTTGCTGGGTTGGTGTAAGACCAAGACCCAATAAAAGAAAATGGTAACATTTATTTATCCTCCTTAGATTCCTGTTGAGCGTAGGTTTTGAATCCAAAGATCGTTAGTGATGCACTGTCCTTGATAGAACGAGCAACCTGCTGTATGTCTCAACATACATGGATCATTATTGTACCCTGGCGGTAGGTAGATAAAGCGTGCTTTACCCCCTGCTTGCCAAACAACTTTGTAAGCCTCTTTAGCGCTCACGAAGCAATTTGCGATATCATTACCAAGCATAGAGCCATTTGGAGTGACAGAACCTTGCTCAGAAGCAAAGAAACGAATGTTGTTCGCTCCGCCAATTTCCACACTCAAAGTTTGAGAGATATTTGGATACTGGAATTTCTTGATAAATCCAGTCATGTTATATAACGTAGGAATCATCCTAGTCGTTAACATACAACCATATGCATCGCCGATTGGTGATGTTCCAAAACGTAGCTCAGCTTCAACAATGTTGGTGATATATTCACCGCTATTGTTTTGCAGAACTGTGAAGACGTCATCCACATCTGAGATTGTCATCTCTGTTGGGATATCACCATTAGTTCCACCAACGCAGTTTATAATACTTGCACTCGACTCAAGATTATCTCTTTGAAGAGCGTCCTGAGTTTCTCTACCGTCTGTTACTTTTTTTTTGACCTATTTCTAGGCGGGTCAACCTCTTCGGATCGACCTCTCTATGTCTCCATAGAGGTCAGACTATCGCTTCCTCTTTCGAGGTCTTCTCACTTAGTCGTTCAGGCTGCTTTCGCTTGCCCCTTGTTGTCCGTCTGCTTAAGCAGCGAGGAGTTCCAAGTCAATCAGAGAAGATTTAAAGTCACCTAGAATGTTAAGCGACTGTCCTAAACGAGCCGCGGCACTATTAAGAACCGGATCTTCGTTACTAATTGTGACCTGTCTGGTCAAAACGATATAAGTAGCGTAAACGCGTACTCGGCAATCCACGTCGACTCTGTTGAGCTGCTGTGGTGGTGGGTTGTTTTGGCCATCATCGAGAGGCACCTCAAACAGATCTAGTCTGTCATAACGTGACTGACGATCAATAAAGCCATTATTGTCTGGCAACTCAACTGGTGTAGCAAAAAGCTGGTGAATCAGATTATGCTCAGGAGTTGACAAAAGCTTTGCGTTGTACCTCTGTTGTATCTGTGGAGGCAACGATGCAATTGATACTGTCATTGTTTATTTCCCTTAGACCTATTAGGTCATTTCGGGAACCGAGCTAGCCATTGCAGCATATCCGTTCATCTCGCGATAAAGATCTTTCTTCATGGCATCAGTTAGTTGAAAAGCTTGGGCAATAGGACGCTTGTCGTAAGCCATAGGAGACGTAACCGCCTTCTCTTGCTTTGCGATAGCCTTGTCTATTTCCTTTTCTCTTCTACCTTCTTTTGCTTCTTTAGAAAGCCCCATGGCTTTGATGTACTTATAGCTTTGAACTCCGATTTGATAACCATCTTTCGATGCTCCTATCGCAGCCGCCAACTCTGGTTCCTTTTCTTCTAAAATTGATAAAGTTTCAGCAGTGACGATCTCGGAGAAATCCGAATATTTACGATTCAAGCGATCTAGGAATTGACTATCTTCTTGTGTCTTGAGAGCTTTTTTGACTTCTTGACGTACAAGTTCTTCGGTATTTTTGAGTACTTTCTGAGAGTTTCTCTCAGCCAGCTTTTTCACCTTACTAAAAGGAATAAACTCATCATCACCAATTTTATCGAATTCATCGACCTCTTGACGAGCAGCTGGCGCATTTGAAAGTTGTGCTTGCATTATGGCCATCTGATTGTCTCGTAATTGCTTCAGTTCTCTTTCGAGTTGGTCATTCTTAAGACGCATCGCCTTCAAGTGCTGGTTCGTGACTGGCTCTTGATTGCTCTGAGTCTCTTTTATTTCACTGACTTGTGTTTCTACCTGAGGCGCTACCTCTTGAATTTCGCTGTTCTGGTTTTGACTTTCTGTCATTGAATTCCTCTTTTTGTTCGGTGGTTGGCTAACTCCACAAATACGCCAATGCGAAGGGCTAGTTCGCCTTATGTACGCCTATTGTTGACTTTGTTTAATAAAAATCTTATAAGTCCAATAAAAAGTGATTACATGATATGCGATAGTTGCAAAATAGATAGAAATGAAGACGACTTTATAAATAATAATAAATATTGTTTTCGTTGCGCTTATCGTAAAAAGATGGAAAATATTACGGAAAAGCAAGACGTGAAGGTTTTGATTTGTCGTACTTGTGAGAACGAAATAATAAGAAAAGAGAACGAGAAAAAACGTCAGAGAACGGTTTTTTGTTCAAAAGAATGTGCTCAGAAAGGTCATGAGAAACAATTAAAAAATCACTGGACTAGGCGTATTAGAGATAAGGACACCTGGCTTCCAGAGGAGACAGATTAGTATATTATGGAAAATCAATCACATATTGACCCTACACGGAAGACGGCAGGAGCCATTTATAGAGACGCGCAAATTAATGGCGAGAGAGGCGTAGTAATAGGCGACGTAAGTCATGAAATAAAGAAAGATCTAGTTGTAGATATCAATGAAGCGATTCAGCAAGGAAGGTCGCATCCTGATTTTGTTGGTAAACCTTTTTATCTAGCCATTTATGAAAAATATGACTTGATGATGAAAAGGGGTTTGGCTCGTATTCGGAAGATTACAAAATACCGCCCATATCCTGAACAGGATACAATGGTGTTTCATGTTTTCCCGAATGATGATGTCTACTTCTGTTGGGAATTGCCTCATAGATCGGCCATGTTGAATATTCTCATGAGTCCAGATCTTTTCGATCCTGCTCGAGTTCAAATGATTAAGCGATGGGAAAACCTCCAGCTTGAATATTTTGGATTTACTAAAGATCAAGATGGAAACTGGATAGAGAACGAGTTGTATCGAGGAGATAGTCTCATGGGTAGCTCTGATGGTCAGAAGAAGACTAAGTTATTGATGCCCTAATCAAATGCTTCTATTTAGTCTCGTTAAAGTGCTCGGCTATATACTTAAGTACTGCATCTTTAGGATATCGAATTCGATTCTTGCTAAATTGAACATAAGGTATTCCAATATTTTCTCGACGATCAGTGGCTAAGGTGGTTCTAGATCCTACGATTCCAAGTTCTACAAGGTCACTGGCTTTAATAAAATCTGGTAAGGCTTCCCTAAGTCTTTCTAAATATTCGTTTAATGTTGTCATATTCTTTTTCCTTGGATCAACTAAATCATGGCATTCACAATCTACAGAATGTTTAATGCATTTATCACATTCACCGCTCATTCAAAAAAACTCCTAAAAAACCTTTTTCTTTCTTCTTCTGGCCATTTAGAGAAATAACATTCATCGCATTCAAAATCATGATAATTAGGAATAAAATCTTTGCTGCATTTGAAGCAAAGACGCATTTTAATATCATAATCACCATTCATCAATTTTGCGACAAAGATATCTATATCTTCGATGGTCAATTCAGTTGCTTTATCTATATCATCATTCATCAACAATAACCGTCCCTTCTTTCTCCATACGCTCATATATGTTTTTGAAGTTCATTTTAACGCCCACAAGTTTCCCTGCATGAAATTCAGCTATTCTTGAGATGAGGTAAACTGTACGGATTAATCTTACGTTAGAAACATTGTCTTCACCTACAGCTTTTTCAACCCAATCCTCTTGTTCTTCGGGAATATTATAAAGATCGAAGAGAGGAATGATATCACGAAAGAAATCTTGCATTTGCTTTAAATCCCAATAGTTCAGGAATTCGTTGATTTCTTGTTCAAGAGTTTGTTTTTGTTTTGGCATATGTAAATCACTCTGTATGTGTTAATAATACAAAGTACATAGAGGAAACAATTCGGTCAAATAGAAATTGTATGGCATATGATAGACTAGCACTATCGACCTCTTTGCGGAACTAGATATCAATCACAGTGGAACAAAGCGCTCTGCTGCTGAGCTAATATGCCATGATGCGGTAAAGGGGGCAACGCGTTTTAAGCGTACCCCAAACTCAAGTTACGCTTGGTAAATGAGCAAATCATTGTTAATATTATTATCTTTTAGGCTCATGCTTTGTCAGAGTCATCCCAGAGCGTCTATCTTGTAGATTTTGCATATCTTCGCGCGTTCTTTCGGGTTCTCTAGGAAACGCCATAGAATATTGCTCATCCATAGAAATTGGCCCTCTTTGGATTTCTATACCACCTGGCCTATCTTTCGAGGATGAAGACGATGATGATGATGATTTAGCCATGATTAAGAATATCTCCCATGATAAGCCTGTTTCTCAACAGCTGAAGCTTCTGCGCCTTGGAATTTATCTTGACGCTCGATGTAATCCAAAGTCTTGCTAAAGCCTTCTTGAGAAAAGTCTTTACTTGGTTTTTGATAATCTTTAATTCTTGGGTTCATATCGCCTTGATTAAGACCGGCCATAGCCATGTCCCCGTTGGGCATACCACCATTTCTTGATCCTGCTGTCCCTTTTTCACCAGGACTTTTGTAACCCCCCTGACCTTTTTCAGAACGACCACCATAATTCTTAGCCATAATAAGCTCCTTTAATTAGTTATCTTTAATTTAACTTTCATGCAACATTTTGATTATTTGCAACTACTTCCTTCTCTGGATTTGCAACAGGACTTATCTCATTCAGAATTTGAACTTGTGTCAGCAGATGATCTAAATCCATACCTTTCAATTCTTTGAGTGCTTTAACAACATTGAGTAAGCTCGCCGTATCTTCTTGATGAGCGCGACGTAACTTATCTTGAGCAACCGCACTGTCTGTCTGGATCTTAGCAACACGCTCTTTAGCAAGACCTTCCTGACTATGTGCGTAGGCAACCTTAGTCATATTATCGATTTGGATTTGCTGCATTTGCAACTCTTCCATTTTCTGTTGCTGTTCTTGCTGTGCTTTCTGACGCGCCATGACTTTTTCCATGATGCGATCTTTATTCTGTATCGTTAGGCATTCAAGGATTTCATCTGGAGGAGTCAAATCAGGATATAATTGCTGGAAGTGAAGTAACTGAGCTAATTCTAATTGTTGTTGTGTTTCTGTTAATGCTGCTTGAACAACCTTGCAGCCATATTTAAAGAAGATTTTGCTATCGAATTCAGCTGTAGGCTCTTCACCGATGACTTGACGAACTTTTCCATATGTCCAATTCTTTTGGATATATTCTACTTCTATCTCCGCGCATATTCTTTGCGATTCATCGGCTTGATCAAAAAGCCTCTGAAGGTTTCGAGCTGTAGCAGCTTGTCTCATCATTGTAATGATCCCGGCTTTGTCATCGATATCCATGCCCATGGCATTAGGATCTATACCGGCGATATTGAAAAAGATACCCTTGAGCATCTCTTCCATTTGCAACATGACCGGAGAAGGAGGCACAATCGGCATTGGCTGAACGTCATCCATGGAGAAGTCGGGATCAATAGATAGAACTCGACCATGGCCTGAATTTAGAGCATCATCTGGAGTAACAAGAGCGCCTTTTTTGACCTTCAAGCCTTGCTGTTGAGCATCGAGGATTTCGAGATTGGAAACCTTCAAACGATTCAAAAGATATTGACAATCTCTGAGCATAGTCATCGGGCTATTGAACTTGTATGCGTAGTATGGAGTATCCGCAGTGAAGAAAGCGAGCATCGGCACCACGGGGTAGCGATCCATGCCGTAGGGGTTAGGTTCATCTACAATGACTCTATCATTTAAAATAATGCTTCTGCGTACTGTAGGAACCTGCTTTTTAATTGTAGTTAACTTTCCTTTGAAAGCCTGCATAATCTCTTTTAGCTGATCTTTGGTTCCTTGAAATTCTTGGCATTCTTCTGTTTTTTTATCGACTAGGAATGTGGCTTCTCTGCTTGTCAAATACCAGTATTCATCAAAAGCTATCAAATTTGGAAATTGGATTTGATAGACTTCAGGCATGTAGTAAAATTTGTCATCGCGATAAGTGCCTTTAGGAAGAGAGAGAATTTCGTCACCAAATTGCGGATACATAAGAGCGGCTTCTTGAGCATCAAAGAAAGTCCTTACCCACCAAAATCTTGCGTCACTCATGTCTTTTCGTCTAAAATATGGATCAAAGAGGCATGACTTCATATCTACGTATCGCCAAACCGGATTTGGACTGATAGGATCTTTTGTACTATCACCATACATGTACATAAATCCTAAGCCCTGAATGATGGCTCCAAGTTGAAATGCATCACTAAATGTCTGATGGAATCCTTCTTTATGATTATGATAGAGGCACTTTGTTAGCTGATCAGCAGTCTTTTGCATTCCATTATGAATAGGAATGACGGCGGAGCTTTTGCGCGTTTGTCTTTGCTGTCCTGATATCGCTTCAGATATCGGATTCATGATGTTGAAATTCCAGATTTTGCGTCTATAAGTTGCGACGCCTGGAAAGATTAAACCCCAAACTTCTTGATCATTTATCGTGAATCTTTGATTTAGATCGGCTTGATACCATTGTGTTTGTAGAATATTAATACTATCGCTATAATTCTTTTCCATGCTCTGACGAAGAGAGACATTTAAACTGTCTTCTGGCCAGAAAATAGGGTCATTGTTGCGCATCTTTCACCATGGATATTTTTAACTTGATCCTGTAGGATAAAATTTAATTTAGGCAAGGAACTAATCCATCCATGGAACAAATACCTCTATCTCAAGACGATCTATTAGATGTGACAGAAATGACGCGTAAAATTGAAGGACATATTTCGGAAGTGCTTAAAGACAATGACCTCGTCTTGGCCATGTCAGCTCTAATTAGTGCGTCAATTAATTGTATATTAGTTCAATGTAAAACTATGGAACATGCTTTACTTTATAGAAATATCTTTATGGGAACCTTTGATTTTGCAATTAAAAATATACAAATCAAAGGCCCCGATCAATCAACTTCTTCTACTTCTTCTTCTTAATGACAGTTTCCTTCTTAATGACAGGTTTCTTATTCCTTGGGGATTTCTTTTTCTCAGGATTATCAAGTTGCTTGCGCTCATTCAAAGCGCTTCTGGCAATAGAGACACAGCCTTTGAATTCATTAATCATCATGTGTAACTTATCCACATTCTTCATGTAGTCTTCAAATTTTTCCAGAGTCTTTTCAGCCAAAGAAACTTGTTTACATCTTCTCTGATCATATCTTATCTGATCATATCTTAATTCATCTAATTTTTCATGAATTCTGTTAATAGAACTGACTTCATTATTTGGATCAAATGTCTCTTTCAAATTTTCATAAATATCTTGTGTTACTTTAGTTGCATCAGATTTATTTTGAGCAAGAATTAAAAGATTTTCAACTCCTGTATCTATTCGCATTAAACGATCAGTTAAGCGATCCATCCATTCTTTGATGCCTTCGATTTCTTTTCTAACAGTAAAAAACATAGTGATTATAAATCCCCTGACCAGCAGTTTAATAGAACATTGAAAACTGAGTTCGCTACTTCTTCGTTTTCCAAGTCAACGTAAATCGTATTTGTGTAGAAGTTAAAGTGAATTCTTTTTCCTTCAAGCGCCATGTGTGTGACATGTTCAAGATTAATGACGGTCGGTTTCTCTCCATTGAAGCGAAAGATATCTCTTTTACGAGGAATTTTAGGTGGTTTCTCAGGTTGGCAATTTCCTGAATCACCTATAATTTCTTGCACTTGGGTTTGTGCTTCTGTTGGTGCTTGTTCTTCATTCATATAAAATCCTTGTTATTCATTATAAAAATTCCTTCCTTCATCCATAGTTTCCATACCACCTGAACATCGGATCATTGCATCAGAAACCAAATCGGATTTTTCTCTATACCACTTTCGTTTATATTCGTCATATTCAATTTGAGTCATAGTGCCTCTAGAGTCGAATAGAGGGCATTCGCATCTTCTTTTGCAATTCCTGCAAAATCCATAGACAATCGTATGTTTTGGGTTGCAATAATCACAATGGTTTTTCATTTTCTCACCAACTTGATTCCCTCGGAACCATCATCGGTTTTTCTTACACGTCTAAAACCCATTTGCGAGCAAAATTCAAGTATCTTAACGTATATTTCGACATTAAGAGTCCCTCTAATTATTGCGTGATTTTCATATATTTCTAGGGAATATTGCGGCTCTTCTTGTGGCGAGATAAGACTTTCAAGATATTCAGTTCCGGAAACGATGGAACATGCTTCGCATAAACGAATCATATGCCCTTTACCTGGTGAGCTTTTCTCCACTTCTTTAAGACAATTATTGCATAACGGTTTAGTTTTCATTTTTTATTTATCACATCCCATCATAACTACGTTGAAATTCTTTAATCGATTCTTCTTTTTCTTTTTCTCTCGCATCTTCTCTAGCTGTTGCCCATATAACTATTGCACAGGTAAAAAAAGCTAAAATTAGGTTAATCTTTCTCATTTTCTTTCCTACATTGGACAGTCCGTTCTTTAATGAATATTCTCTTAATACGCCTATATAAAAACCACCAAGAACGTTTGATATAGGCAATAGGATGTTTCAGTCTAAATATAATTCGTTGCCCTAGTGTCTTCCCGATTAGCATAAAACCCCAAGGATCGAGAAAACGAACTCCTTGAGCAAATTTCACTCCTATTGTGGCATTTTCTGCTAAAGCATTAGAAGGATTAGAAGAACGATATATAAAGTTTTCAGACTTTTTTTGGTTATCGAATATAAATCTTAATCCTTGTTCATCTTTCATTCCCTAACTTTTCCAGATCTTGCATAGCTTCTTGAAGATTCTTCTTAAGTTTATCGACATAAGTACTCTGCCATTTTATCTTATCTTTCTTGCTTGGTCTTGTAAATTTCATAGTGGTTGAGATCTCAGGAAATGGAGGCATTTCAGCAAACATTTTTAACATTCCTTCTGGAATTGGCGTTGAAAGCAAGTTAGGACTTGTCTGGAAATGTTCACGCATCATGCGTAAAGATTCTTCAGTTACCTCATTAACCCATCGATCTCGATCTAATTTGTCCTCTTCATTTTGTTTATCATATAAAAAGCCGCGAAATGTTTTGTGATAACCTATATCATAAAGATAGTCATATGCCATCAAGAACATACATTCGCTACTACATATACGCAAATAAGAGAGAGTAAAAACGTCCCCCAATTGGACCGGCAATATCTCGCATTCTTTGCCACATTGTAGGCACCGTTTTGTTGACATCGTTATCCTATAAACATTAGTTCATCTTTTTTAATCTGCATATTACCAAATTCAGTCGGATTGAATGGAAGAGTTATTATGTGATAGCCATTCTTAGTTTTATATTCCATGAGCATATGCCTCGTGTTTCTTAGTTGCAATTTGGCGTACTCATATTCTTGCTCGGTATCGCAATCTATCAGGAAGTTATTTTGCGCTCTGCAACTAGGATTCATCAAGCAGCTGAAGAAACGGTTTTTGATATCACAATAGAATGAGTTTAACTCATAGAGATTCCCATAGTCCATTTCAAGTTGTCGGCGTTTGAACTCATGTATGGCTTTAGTTACATCTCTTTCATTGACTGAAGAATAGATGCGATGCTCTTGGTGGCTTGTCTGTTGGATATTGTATAACTCCATGATGCATTCTCTCCACTCTTCAGTATTCTTAGAGATACGCTTGAGTGATTTCCTTTGCGCATTACCTTCTTCGCCATCTTTATTGCGCTTAATGAGTAAGATACCTCGATAGCCTGAAGTAAACATTTCTGGAATGGATTCAAGATCATCGATTAGTTTATTCATTCTTCTTTTTCTTCCTTAACTTCTTGCTTTCAACCTTCTCATGAAAAGCAACTTCAGCTCTCAATTTCTTGGGCACTTTCTTGCTGACCGTGATCTTTCCGGACTTGCTATTCTTGCCAATTAGCTCATCATCGGGTATTGTTTCATCCATATGTTTGAGCCTAGTGTAATCTTTACGGGGAAACTTTGCTTTTTCTTTTTTGCTGGTTTCCTCGTGAGCCGTCTTATAGCCTTTTTGAGAAACTGGATATCCTTTAGCTGATATCTTATTCGCTAGATGATAAGATGCTTTATGATCTTTTCCACAGACTTTACATTTCTTCATATTAAACCCATTAGGATTTGGAACGCTTTTTTCGCTTGCTGAGGAACCACTGCATTGCCCAAGCCATTGATCATAAACCGTAATACTTATTCACTGCTTTAATGTCTTCATCAGCACCTCTTCCATCTTTACGCTCTAGTGCTTTAAGTCCTACAGCGAGATATCTAAAGCTGTCGGCCGCGTGAGAATGCTCATCATGCAATGGTGTGTTTTTATAACATCCGAGCCTATCATCCCAAACCTTTTTGTAAGCTTCCAGGTGTTTAAAGCCCTTCGACGTTTTTTGTTCATCGAATACACAGCGTGATAGCATTGATCTGACTGTTTGGATACCTTCCAGTTTGTCGCACTCTTTGATGTCCAATACGACAAACTTGCCGTCAAGGAGCGGCGTAACATAGTCAAGATACTGTGTCTTAGATCCAGCGTCTCTTTTTCGCGCATCATGAGGGAAGATATGACGTCCAAATCTGTATTTCTGTTTATTAAGCCAATCACAATAATGCGCTGCTCCTTCATCCCAATTTTCATAATAGTTTATTATTGATACTTGTCCTCCACGCCCCAGGGTAAAGCACCAAATGGCCGTAAAATCATCCAGACCAATGTCCCAACCGGTATGAACAAGCAAACTATCATCATATGGAACGCGAGTAACGGAACCAGATGCACGCAATTTAGCAAGTTGAAACCCATAGTATAAACCTTCATTAGCGCTTTCAAATGCTTCTTTGGGCGTGCTTGGATATTCTTGTTTCATAGAATCGCCAAGCATTTTAAGCTTCATCTCATACCATCGTCTCTGTTCCTCGTCAATCTTTCTTTGACGCTCTAACTCGATCTGATCTAGATATTCATTTGTTTCCTTGCTCACAGATATTGCCAAGCTTGATTCTCGGTATCCGGGCTCGTCAAACCAAGGAAAGAAGAAGAAGCGCAGTTGCATCGGCGACAGATCGGCTCCTTGCATTGCGAGCATTTCAGCTTGTTTGCTGAACTCGTAGAAATATCCCTCACGTCCCTCTGCTGTAGACTCAATAGCAATGACCTGATCTGAAGAAACTGTGTTAAGGCTTCCTGTGACGATTTCTTTAGCGACGTCAGGAGATTTGGCGCAAATTTTGCCAAACTCAGATACAAGTAAACGCTGGTAAGTACCTGATCGAAAACCTGTAGAGACTCGATAACTGGAGCCATTTTCAAAAGCAAGCTCTCCGCTTCGATCATTTGTTGCACTGTTAAAAGTTCTTGTCCATCCTGGCATTCTGTCATAAGCGTATTTAACCTTTTTTTTAAAGATATCCTCGGCATCCTCTTTTCGATGCGCGATGATGCCTGCATTAATATTACGATGCCAAAAGCAATCGTCCAAGAATTTTATTGAAAAGTAAGTTGTAACCCCAATTTGCCGGGCCTTAAGCACCAGCATTTGATGCCATTCGCGCTCATATAAATCTAATTGCGCCCAATTGAGATTGAAAAGAATTTCATTGCCATGCTTATCAGCAATGTAATAGAGGTTGGTTAGACGCCACAGAGTATTGTTGAGTTGCTCTTGCGTGGGGATATATTCATCACTCATTGTGAGGCACGTATTTTCTGTGGAATTCATCTGTTAGATATTGATCGCCAAAATAAGTATCATATAACTCGCAGGAATCATCATAAATAGCGTTTTGATCCTCTAGTCTCATATCAATAAGATAACGCAATCCAAGCAAATGCAAGCGTCCTAGATCGGTAAGCTCGTAGTCCGTCGAAAGATAATGTTCATAAAAGAACTTATTTTGTACATATATCCCTGAATATGGTGAAAAATCAGAGGAATATAAACATATCGGCAATAGGGCTAGGAAAAAGTACTTACAATGTTGGCATCTTGTCATTTATTTGGTCTTTCCCTTTCTCTTTATGTTTATAAACTTCTCTCAACATTTCTTCATATGTTTCAAAGAAATGTTGAATATGTTCAGGAAATGGTTCAATAGGTACTACTTGTTCTTTCAGAATCAATTGCATTCCAAACCATTCTGTCATTTATTTGGGCTTCCTTTTATTCCTCTGAACTTCTTCTAAGACTTTCTGTTTTTCTTGCTCAATGGCTCTAGCTTCGCTTTTAAGGGCGGTAGCTTTGCGAAGCTCATTATCGTCGGCGTCTTTATCTTCTTGCTCGCGGAGATCGGGGAAGTAGATCCTTTGCCATCTGTCGGAGATTTTGTCCCGGACGTTGCTGTTTTTATTGACATATTTCTTACCTATAATTTTAAGTGCTTGCTCGTAATATGGAAGGAACTCTTCTATTTGTATAAAGTTTTTCCACTCATTATAAGTATAGCCTTTTTCGATCGTATACCATTCCGATAAATGTAGGATATCTTCTATGTTTTCGTTAACAAATTCGACCATTTCTTGTCCAAGCTCAATCATCTTCGCGGTTGAATATGCAAATACACGTGGCCTAACCATTAGTTATACTCCTATTAATCTTATTATCATCAAACTAAATAAAAAAAAACATTTAGTCAAGGTAACAGGGGAATAGGGTTTTTGTCTATGAATTAAGGGTTATGATTAACTTGTGTTGACTTATATTAACTTATATTGCACAATATAGGCATATATCAAACAAAAGGATGCGAAATGACAAAGATCGACAAGTTAATAGAGAAAGTTAAAAAAGGAAAACCTGTTCTTCAATTCATGGAAGGAGAATTTTCTTATTACATAGTTTTTATTTCAGGGCGCTTTTCGATCGAGAAATATAACCTTAATGGTTGGCTGATAGGCGTCGAACCTATTGACGAGGCAACCGCAAGGTTTTCTCTCACGTAGTTTAAGGCTTCCTTTGTCTCTCTTTTTTTGGGGGGCAACGATAAGTTTTAAACCAAAAAAGGACAGAAAATGAAAGCACAAGATTTTGGATACAATGATCATGATTTACTTATGCATCCGCATACCGGGAGGATATGTTTTGCTAATGAATGGGTAAATGATGCGGAAGATTGGGACACAGAAAATCTTTCTATTCAATCCCAATTTGATTCGTTGGAACAAGTAGATTATGGAACCGTTCGATTTGGAAATAAAACCCTTTACCAAACTCAACAAGCTTATGCAGGCACGGATTTTTCAACGCAATATGAGGAAGTCGATGAACATGGCTTTACTTCATTAATTAACCCTTCGGTTTATTTTGCCTCTGCAATAGATGAAGAAAATAACGAATACGAGGTGAAATGGCTCGTTACTAATGAAGAGGCTGAAGATGAAAGCGACGCTTGCGATTGGAATGATTATACAGTTAGAAAACTTTAAACCAAAAAAGGATAGAAAATGATTGATCTAATCGAACCTAGCGTTTTGAAAGATATGTCGAAAGTAGCAATAGATGATTTTATGAAAGACTTTGAAAAAGTGATCTTATCATCTGGTTTTACTTATGAAATACTAAAAGGCGACATTATTTGGGAATATCCCCTAAAAGATGATCGTTTGACTAGAATAAAGCTTAATTTATTACATGATGCATTAATTAAAATTAAAACAAGTCCATTAAAATTAATTGCTAAAATTCAAAAAAACGGACGAGTAAAATACTTTTAATAAAAAAACAAACGATTAAAAAAAACAATAAAAATAAGGTGAATAACATGAATGCCAATCAAAATCAAAATGAAACAAGAAACTTTATCTACAACCACACAAGCCCTGAAACCGCCTATGTTGTTGCTGATTATCCATGGGGTTTCAGATTAAGAACTACAATTCGCTATTGGATTGAAAGCAAAAAAGCAAAGAATGGCGGTCAACGTTTCGCAAGTCAGACTATCAATCCTAAAACCGGCCAATGGTGCAAACCTAAATACTCAACTTATAGCCCTATCATTGTGTTATATCTTGATGAAAACAATCACGTTCAAAGTACAGCAATAAACCATAATTCAGGCACTGAAAGAATTGAGGCTTTCAAGGAGCAACATTTAGAATATTTAGATGATTTCCAAAAGTCCTATCTAAAAGAAATCATGGCATATGACAAAGTTATGAAGCATGTGACATTTGAAGTTAGAAAATCAACCTTTGGCCCTGTTAGCTTAATCTCTCAAGCTCCTGAAGATATAGCGAAACGCAAAGCTCTATTTGAAGAACAAGAACAAAGAAAGATCGATCAAGATAAGACTTTTGAAAATATTAACAAGGCCATATATTTTGAGACTAAAAAGATAACTCTTTAGTCTTAAACTTTAGCTAAAATGCTAAATTCATCAATGACTAAGTATTTCTCTTTTTCATACTCGATTTCTACACCGTAATGCTTTTCAAGAAATATGGTATCTCCTGGAATAACCTTCGTGACTTCATCGCCTATAACAAGGACATGAAATTGCGAAGGTTTTGCATTTGTGACTATTAGACTTCCGGCTTTAATTTCAAGCGGCTTTACAATGATACGTTTTCCAACTGGTTTCAACATTTTATTTAAACTCCGATATTATCGTTTTTTTAGGCAAACGTTATTTCAACTCTAACGCCATAAGCCTGACTTTTTATTTGATCGCAAGCAATCGATATTCTCTTATCGCTGTCGGCTTTACCGGCTCTATATTCGCCCGTGATTATTTCGCATATGGCATCGACAATATATTTCATACTCATGGGCAAATTGTCAAATGTATCAAGTTCATGAGGTGCTAATCTAGTAAGAAATATTTTACACGGCAATTTAACTTTGTCTTTCAGGGGCTTAAGAGCTAAAGAAACGATCCTTTTTTGCTCTTTATGCCTTCCATGCTTGACTTGCCAAGGCTCAAAACAATTCGCTTCACTCACAGTTTTCAAAGGAAGGTCAATTAAGACCTTTCCCTCGCTAAATTGTGAATTCATCGTTATTTTGACCACAGTGCGTTTATTTTTCTTAATTGGCGTCTTCATACCACCTACCCCATTATCGTTTAACCTTGGTGCCTTATCGTTAGAATTTGAGGCATTCGGCTTATCATTCATGAAGTCAAAAAGGTACGGCGTCGTCATTTTCTGTATTTGAGCTTTTCGAAAAAACGGAATTACTTCCTTTGCCTTCCCAAGCTCTGCTTTCGAGATAGTGCTTGATATCCTCGTGGAGAAAGTTGCTATCCTGTGAATATGATTTCAAATATTTCTTTTCACCATTCACTTTCACCGCTGCTGAAATGACATCCCAAAACATAGCGCCATTTTGCATTTTTTTTCTTACGTAAGTGACTCTATGCTTCTTTTCGATGCATAAAACCACAGCCTCTTTCGTGTATTCATCGTCTGTAAATCTCTCATGACTAACAAAATCAAACATGCTCATATTTTAACTCCTAATCTCTAATTTTAAATAGCTTACTAAAAATTTATGGCCCGTCTGTCAGGCCCATCATGCCTCACACATCTTCCTGAAGCAATCCTACTCACAAAAGCATCACTAAACATCTCTCTCATTGTCTGAGAGTTCAAGTTAGTCGTGATGATCGTTCCGTGGGTATTTTTTTGCTTATGCCTCTTATCTGCAATGTTGTAAAGAAACTCCATAAAACTCTCTGATGGCCGACTTGTTCCGATGTCGTCCAGGACAAGCAAAGGAGCTTTGATTATCTCTCGAAAAAGATACTCAGTGGAGCGAAATTCAGCATAATATTCCTGCCACTTCATACGCAAATCGGCTTGATTCCAAAACATATTGTCGCTCCAGCGAGTCAGATGTTTTCCAAAAATTGCCTCAGCCGTGAAAGTCTTGCCATTGCCATTTTTTCCAGCTATGAGAAAAAATCCCACCGGATTGGCAACAAATTCATTCACATGCTTCATAAACTCAACAGGTTTGTCGTCTATTTCTTCTAGCTTGGGAATGTTGGTCAGTGGGGGATACATAGTCAAAACCTCCCTGTATGCGGACTGTCGACAGGATTGCCGTTTATGTCCTTCGTTCGCCTATCTTGCTGAATGCTTCCAGCTGAACGATAAGCTTTCTTATTCTCGACGCTATCATTCGAGCGCCCGAACCATCCGGTAAGATATCTTCGCCAGTTCTTCTTTTTGCTTTTCGAAGGATTGCTCTTAAGCCACTGAGCCGCCTTCAGCGTCTCAACCATCAAATCAAGATGAGGATATATAAGCCTCCAGTCTGATAAATCCTTTTCAAGGATTCCTTCAAACTCCATCTTTTCAAAATTGAAATTCAAAATATCTTTTGTGCGAGGCTGCTTTGCAGACCGAGCATCTTCTTGTATATCGTTAGATATACTTCTTATTCCTTCTTGTTCGTCGCCCTTCGGTCGCCCCTCGGTCGCCCCTCGGTCGCCCTTTCGGTCGCCCTTTTGATGGTTGGTTAAATCTGAATTTATATCATAAGATGATGAAATACAAAGCTCTACAAGAGTTCCAATAGTGGTTGATCTGGTCGCCCTTTTATCCGCCCATTTTTCGTCTTTTTTGAAATTCAATGTACTTTTTGAATTTATTTTGTTTTTTCTTGTACGACAAGTTTCAATAATTTTTACATGTCCTCGGTCTGATAAGATCTTTTTAGCGTTTCGATATTCTTTTTCTGTAAGACCATATTCTTTATGATCGCCAATATGACATTGGCCGATTGTCAATCCATCAGGATGACCATTTTCTCTTCTAGCTCTATCAGCTATAAAAAAGAGAAGTATAAAAGCATTGGGATGTTTTCGGGCTAAATAACGAGTTTCATCTGAAGGAATAAGTTTAAGAAATCTATCAGCCATAACTCTCCATAAAAATATTGCGAGGTTTTAGAGAGAATGCTATGATGATTATAGTCTCCATGACTCTCATAGCGATTCTCCCAGAATCAAAATAAAGCCTCGATTACCCGTCGAGGCTTTTTCATTTACGACGTTAGCACATCTATAAAACCCTAAGCAATAGACTTTTTCATAAGTCATTTGTCTTAGTCCCTAGGATTTCTATTTGATATTTTTCACCTGATTCAACAAATTGAATTAGATTAAGAAACGCCAGGGGAGAAAGCAAATTCCGAAACATGGTAGGCGACATGAGATAGTCCTTCCGGATATCCTTTTTGTCGGCAATAATGTTGTTGTATTTGCCTTTGTTTTTCCAAATTTGGATATAGAGTAGAGCTGACTTAGGACAGCTTTTTAAAACCCTTATAAAGTAGTTAAAGGGGGGAAAATGACTATAATCTTTCATTATTATTACCATGCTTATTCTTCAGCCTCCATTTTTCTCTTCCAATAAAGAACTTTATCGGTCGATTTTAGTCTTATAGCATCCCAATTCGTTCCGCTGATCCAGCCTGGTATTGTCCTCTCTCTTTCAAGTCTTAGGTAAACTAGGTCAAAATCGGCAGGTAGATATTTCATGCAATCCGCCCAACCGTCAATGTCATATTCAACGTCATTGTAGGTATAGAGGACTTTGATATGGTTTAACTTCCCAGTGATAGGATTTATTTTGCTTTTCTTTTCTTTGATTTCTCCAACTTTCTTAATCTTATTTTTGATCTTACTCATAAAAAGATAGTCTTTGTGGAGTTATATAGATGATTTTTCAAAGTTATTATCCTCAAGATGTTCTAGTTGTATTTATTTCGAGGATAACTTACGATCTGACGCAGAAATGTCCGCTTCCTCGAATTTATAGGCTAATTTATAAGTCTGTAAACCTCCGGAAACTTTTTGGCGTTTTGATGGTATTCATTCATATTCAAAAAAAACGGCGCAGCTGATTGGCGTTAGCTGCGTCACCCTTTAATGGCGTCACTCCTCATAATATTTCTTAAAATATATTTGCAAGATCTTTTGATTATTATATAGAGTCCCTCGTATGAGGGATTATGTATGAAAGAAGTTTTTTTGGAGCTTTTGGAAGGCTTAAAGACGAGCCAAGACTTTCGTTATGTTTTGATCTTCTTGGTCTTAGTTGTGGCTACAGTTTCGTTGATGTTCTTATCTATCTGGATAGACTGATCAATCCAATCGTAGATTGTCACGGCCCCATGTGTGTATTTCTCTATCTCATAAGCCAGACGCAAGCTTGGCATCTGCCCCTTGCGAAGTATATCATGCAACGTAGAGGTACTGATACCTATCTTCTCTGCTACGCCTCTCTGTTTCTTATCATTGCTTTTCATCCAGATAGCAAATTTATTCAGCATATCCCTCTTTTTTATTTATTTTTGTTGTGCAAAAATTCGGTATTCCGATACAGTAATGAGTATAACAAGCAAAAACAATAAAAACAACAAACATTAAGGAAATTAATCGAATGAATACCAGCCCAATAAGCGAAGCTATCGCCAATATAGTTTCGACATCGCAAAAGCTTGAGGAATATTGTAACGATCCTAAGAACTACAATACCTCTAAGGCTATATTTTTAGAGGAAGTCTCCTGGGACTTACAAAAAAGGGCCAGTGAGCTGAAAGAATTCCTATATATGTATGGAAGTTAGGATTATGACAGCCGCTTACTGGAACCAATGGAGTCGCACCGAGCTATTATCTTGGCAAGGTGTGGAGTTAAACGACTATCAAGAAGATAAAGAACAAAAAGATGAAAAACAAAAAGAATGTTCTTGTTCAAATGTGTGTATGATCTGTTTAGGAATGTCTTATTCAGATTTTATGTAGGGAGGCGGAGAGAGGTTGTAGCCTCTCCCCACTATGAAAAGGATACGTGCTAACGCCAATATCATCAAAAACAACAAATAAAGGAAGTAAAATTTATGACAACATCAACATCATTAACAAAATACCAATCGAAAGCTCACGATATCGATCACTTTCGTATGCTTGCCAGTATTGCATCAAAGGGAGGAAGCTCTAACGGTTCTCCAGAAACCCTAATGAATATCATGCTCACGGCGAAAGACCTTGGGATAAGCCCAATGAAGGCTATCAATGGCGGTTTTTATATCGTTAACGGCAAAATAAGCATGAGTACTGCACTCATGGCTGATAGAATCCGCAAGGAGGGCCATAGCATTAAGATTCCTGAATGGACGAACAAGAGTTGCGTCATTATAGGAGTAAGAAAAGACAATGGAGACAGTGTAAAGTTTGAGTACACAATTGAAGATGCTCTAAACGCAGGGCTTTTGAACTCTCCTACCTGGAAGAAGTTTCCTAAGCAAATGTTATACAATCGGGCCATGTCAACTCTAGCAAGGACTCTATTTCCTGATGTAATTGGAAATAGCTACTCTGAGGATGAAAAGTGGGACATTATGAATGTAGATCCAGCAGATAGACCGCTTGAAGACCCGGATGCCATTGAAGTTAGCCCTAATGTTGATGAGTCGTATTTACCCGAATTCTTAAGCGGTGAGAAAGCAAAAATCCTATTGAACTTAACTAGTCAATTGGACTTAGAGAGTGTTGCAAATTTTGATGCATGGATTAAAAAAGAATACAATGCAATTTCAGTTACTGAATTGCCCGAAAATAGTTTTGAAAAGTGCGAAAGATCTCTCTTAGCTAAAATTAAATATTTGAATGATAAAAACAAAGAAAACAAAATTGATGAGGCGGTATAACATGAAAAGTACTGATTTAATAAATACAATTTGTACAATAAGAAATCTTCATTATGACTTTGATACTATCCAATCTTGTGTTGTTTTTGAAATGTCAGAAAGGAAGTATGAAATTACTCTTAAAAAAATAAATGGAGTATTAACCACTTTTGAATTAAGAGACACGGGAAAGGTTCAAAGTAAGGAAGCTGAGGCGGTAGTAGTATGAAAATTATCCAAGTCGAACAAGGTTCCTCAGAATGGCTCTCTTGGAGAAAGTCAGTCATAACCGCAACAGACTGCCCAGCGATCCTGGGTTCCTCTCCCTGGTCAACGGCCTATAAGGTTTGGCAAAGAAAGCTAGACCTTATTCCTGAGCAAAAAAGTAACGAGGCCATGGAAAGAGGAAAACGACTAGAACCAGAGGCGAGAGCGCAATTTGTGCAACGTTTTGGGGTCGAAATGGAATCTATGGTTGTAGAAAGCACGGAATTTGACTTTCTCGGAGCTTCCTTGGATGGCATGTCTCATTTAGCGAATTCTATCCTTGAGATCAAATGCGGAGGAGAAAAACTTCATGCTATGGCTAAGAAAGGAGAAATACCCCCATATTACATGGATCAAATGCAACATCAATTGCTTGTTACTAGAGCTTCAAAGTGCTTCTATTACAGTTTTGATGGCGTCGATGGGATTTGTATTGAAGTTCTACCCGATCCAGAGTTTGAAGCTAAATTCCTGGCTAAAGCTCGCGAATTCTGGAAGTGCGTAGCTTTCAATGAAGCGCCTGCTTTACAGGATTCAGACTATAAGGACATGTCTCATGATATGCCTTGGATTAATATTGCTAATGATTATAAAAAAGTCAGTTGGCAAATTAAAGAATTAGAAGCTCGTAAAGAAGAATACAGGAGACTTCTTTTGAATCTTTCAGGCGATCAAAGTTGTATGGGAGAAGGAGTGAGAGTCATGAAGACCACAGTTCGCGGTCGTGTGGCATATGATGAAATCCCTGAAATTAAAGCCTTAGATCTCGATAAATATCGAAAAGGTTCAACTGTTACTTGGAAAATTTTAGTTGCATAATCTAAAATCTTCTTCCTTAAAATTCCCTATGGTATTGAGTTACCATAGGGTTTTGCATTTAGCAGCCTTTTTTTTTCATAGCCTTCTTCATGCCTTTCTTCTCATGCTTCTTGTCATTTTTCTTATCCATGGCAGCGAGCTTATTCATGCCTTTATCCATAGCTTTCTTTTCTTTTTTGATGGCTTTATCCATAATAATAATTACTTCTTTCCTTTTTTCTGAGGGATTTTAGCGCCGGCTTTTCTTGCTACATTAAGAGCAATGGCCACACTTTGGGCCTTTGGTTTGCCCGCTTTCATTTCTGTCTTAATATTCTCACCAACAGATTTCTTTGATCCGGATTTATTGAGCGGCATTAGATGCCCCTTGAGTCGCGGCCGGCTGTGCTGAGGCTGGTACATCTTTATGGCTCTGTAAAATTTCACAAATGGCATCAATAGCAGCATTCTTTCCTTGATCTTCTTTCATATATTGAGCATTAACGATATTCACAACATTGGCTATCTGTTGAAGAAGACCAGCTACGTGAGTATATTTCAGTTCTTCTTTGAAAAGTTCTTTGATTTTATCTAACATATAGTTGAATTCCTTTTTTTCTTTAGTTTTTCACTTTCTATAAGAAAGGATGTTTTTACAGGTATTTTTGAATCCTTATTCTGGACATTGACGTTGATTTGCAAATCAGTTTCTTTTTGGAATGTTTCCCTAGAAACCTCAATTCTAATCGCTGTATCTGTTTCTATGCTCTCTAAGTCTTTAGCCATTTCTGGAATAAATTGACAACCCCCTAAGAGGATCAAAAGCAACAATAAATAATTCATTTATATTCTCCGGTTTATTTTATCAATATTTTTTTAGTGAATATATTCAGTGATAATAATTGTTCCTTTCCCTCCGCCTCCGCCTGCTTTTGCAGATTGAGAATTACCATTAGATGAACCTCCGCCACCTGCGCCATAACCTGATGCAGCCGGACCTGTTGTGTTGCTTGAAAATGATCCTTGACCTCCTCCTAATGGACTATTACCACCTGAACCTCCGATCAAAAGCTGTGTACCTTGTTGACCAATACCATAAAATCCAGCTGTTCCCCCAATGCGAACTTGTCCACCTGTTCCACCGCTGCCACCGGCTCCACCGAATTCAAAAGTCGCTAAAGTTTGAACTGCTCCTCCTCCCCCTCCTACACCTCCGACAGAAGTAATTAAAGCTCCTAAAGAAGTCGTACCGCCTGTTCCTCCAGCATTGGCTCCTGCTGAACCAGGTGTTCCACCTGCGCCAATTGTAACGGTTTGAGATGCTCCGATTGTTGCGGCGCTAAAAGCCCCTACAGAATATTCACCTGCTCCGCCACCACCAGCTACTGCATAATTGGCCGCACCTGTTGCGGCTACTCCTCCACCAGCTCCCCCTCCTCCTATGCATTGGACAATGCAATACATCATTCCCGAAGTCGGGGTATATGTGCCTGATGATGTGAAAGTTTGGATATTTATAGAATTAAAAGCATTAGCGCCAGAAGATGCTTGCCAAGTGGGTAAAGTTGCCGCTCCATTAGAGGTTAGAACCTGTGCAGTGCTTCCAAGTCCCGAGACGTTTTGAAATGCCCCTGTTGCTGTAGTCCCGGCACAAATAACAGAATAGGCAGTAAAGGTTGTATTTCCTGTTCCTCCGCCAGCAACAACAGCGGTTCCAAAAGCCGGATCAGTAGTTGAACCCTCCGAAATAAGCGGTATTCCGGCGGTTGCAGAAGGGGCAACATTGGTTATCGTTGCGGTTCCAGCTCCTACAAGCACATTGTGATTGGTCAATCCGGTCAATTCAACGGTTTCGGTGTTAGCTGATCCTACGACGGTAATACTTCCAGTTCCGAGAATATTGAAATTACCGCTCAAAGGCGATTCCGCTCCCCCCGTGTTACCCGTAATAGTTGTGATACCACCTAGAGAACTTATAGTTTGAAATGAAGGATCTGAAGAAGCACCATTAGAGGCCAATACCGATCCGGCAGTTGCAGATGGGCCGACTTGTGTAAGGGTAGCTGTACCAGCACCAACTTGAACAGCATGATTAGTCAGGCCAGTCAATTGAGTTGTTAAAGTGGATCCCGATCCCACAACCGTTATGCTTCCAGTCCCGACAGTATTAATATTCCCGGCCGTTGGACTAATTGCACCTCCGGAATTGCCTGTTAGGGTTTGAACAGCTGCGGACCCAGAGGCCAACGTGACGAAACCATTAGCATCAACGGTAAAATCTGCTGAGTTAAAAGCTGCAAGACCAACATTAGTTGCATTTGTGGATGCAATTGCTTGCGCCTTTTGAACCTGAACCGTGAGAGTGCTTCCTGTACCCGATGTCTGAACCGGCGTGGCTCCTGCTGCTGTCGAAGTACCGAGGATATTCCAATTTCCAGCTGTAGGAGATAAAGCACCACCGACATTGCCTGTTATCGTTTCTCCGATGGCTGTACCGCTTAATGAAACGAAACCGTTGCTATCGACAGTGAAGAAAGCACTATTAAAAGCAGCTAGACCAACATTCGTGGCGTTCGTGGAAGCTATAGCCTGTGCTTTTTGCACCTGTACCGTTAATGTACTTCCAGTTCCTGAAGTTTCGACTGGGACTGTACCAGGCGCCGTTGAGGTTCCTAGAATATTCCAGTTTCCAGCCGTGGGAGAAAGAGCGCCCCCTGTATTCCCCGTGATTGTCTCGGCAACAGCTGCTCCATTCAAGGAGACAAAACCATTGGTATCTACAGTGAAGAAAGTTGAGTTGAAGTGGGATACCCCGTTATCTCCGACCGTCGAAGTGGCTACTGCTTGAGATCTTTGAATTTGGACGATGTACGTATTGGCCGCAAGGGAATCCGTTCTAATGACGTTTGGGGTCGTTCCTGCTGCGACTTGACCTCCCGTGATTGTTATATTGCCTGAGACATTTGGCATGACTGGATTGGTTCCAGGGGCCGTGAAAGTGTCTACAGTGACAGAACTTCCGACAGACGAAGGAACTATAGAGACAAATCCATTGGCGTCCACGGTGAAGTAAGTCGAGTTGAAGTGAGAAACTCCATTGTCCCCGATAGTTGAAGAAGCGACGGCCTGGCTTCTCTGAATCTGAATTGTGTAGGTATTGGCGGCTAGGGAATCGGTTCTTATGACATTGGTCGTTGTGCCAGCTGCGACCTGACCACCTGTTACGATGACCATTCCAGAGCCATTAGGAACGACTGGATTAGTTCCGGGAGCTGTAAAGGCATCTACCTCGAAAGATTCAGTAACTGCGCCTCCTGTGAAGGAAACAAAGCCATTGGCGTCAACAGTAAATTGAGCTGAATTAAAAGAAGCAATACCGGCATTTGTTGCGACTGATGAAGCAGCAGCTGAGGCATATTGAACATTAATAGAGATTGTATTCCCAGATGCCACGGTCTGCAAAGGAACGCTATGAGCAAGTACTGCATCACCAAGAATTTCAAGAGTATTCGCTATTGGAACGGCTGTCCCCATATTTGCAATAAAAGCTGTTGGTACTTGAGGATGAGAACCCTCGAAATCGACTATTCCTGCCTGACTCATGATTCTTCACCTCTTTTTTTTTGGTTTATTCTTTCAATTAATGTGTAGATATTTTCAATTTTTTTTTCGATGATGAAGGTGTTTTTTCCCTGTATTTGCATTAGCTTTAGAACACTATCTTTATCTATTCGTGAAAGGTTGAAATTGCTTTCAATTTTTAGAATTAATAAATCATTCTGTTGATCAATATACTTTTTCAATTGGATCACATCTTCTTTCACCTCATGAAGCAGGGTATCCAATTCTCTTTGGTATTTCTGAAAGGTTTCTAAATGACTATTTGTGTTATTTTGTATTGCCGATTGAAGGTTTGTCTTAAATTTCTCTATACTAGACTTGCTTGCATGTTGTTCATGAAATTCATCCAATTGCTGATACAGCGATTTGATAGTTTTCTGCTGTTCAGAAATAATATATTCATCGGCATAAATTCTTTCTTTCAATAAACAAATTTGATCATGCATCTTCTTTTGAAAATCATTTAAATCCTTCTCATTGCGCTCAGATATAGACTCAAATTTCTCCTTAGCAACTGTTAGGGAATCCCTAAGAGTTTGCATCTCTTTATTATGATTATCCAAAAGATGCTTATGCTCTTCCGCTTGCTGTTTGAGAAGAGCATTAAGCTTTGCATCTGCCTTCATAGAGGTAGAGGGCAAATTAGAAAGGTTGTGCGTAGACGACTTCAATATAAACCGCTCCCGAAGATGGCGCAGATGCATATTTGACATACCACTGCGTGCCATTTGCAAAACAAAAATCATCCTGATTCACAGGTCTATGGTTTGTCGTTATGTCGAACAGTTTGAAGCTACCGGCCGGAACAATCAATTGATCGGTAATGCCATCCATGCTGAACGTCACATCTTCATTGGTTGTATTGGTAAAGCAGATAATACGCGCTTGAAATGCAAGTGGAGGGCCAACAGGTGTATAAGCTCCTGTGATGCTTCCAAAAGCTACCGTTCTTAATGTGTCAACTCTTGCTTGACTTGTAAAAGCCATAATAAAAAACCCTCCGATAATTAGTTAATGATCAAATAGTTAAATGTTGAAGTTTCATTGCCTGTCGAAGTCAGAGTAAAGCTTCCCGCCGATTGGGCTGTAATTGAAACCTGTCCTGGAGTACCTCCGGTAACATTTCTACTAAATAGAATGATGCTTGAGGTGGTTACGGCGGTTGAAGATACTGTGACTGCTCCAGGGCTTCCGGACATTGCTGCTGTAGTACCTACGGATGCATTAGTTCCAGTGGCGATCGAGAGCTTATTTCCAGCTGTTCCTAGGACTAGATTGCCATTGGTAGCTGTGATATTCCCCAATGTCGCAGTCAGCGAGGTTCCAGCCGTGATCGAAGTACCGGCCGACATGCTTGTTCCAGCAGCTAGAGTCGTTCCTGAAGCTAGAGTGGAAGTAGTCGCTAAAGATCCCGGTGTTGTGATAGCAGCAGGGAGAGAAATAGTTGCCACACCTGCGACTGTAGTGACTGTGACTTGACTAGCCGTTCCATTGATAGCGACAATTGCTCCTGTATTAGTGGCAAACTCAATCCAATTGCCTGCTCCCCCATAAAGGAAAAATGCTGTAGGCGCCTTAGGTGGTGTAAATACCATCTGTCCAATCTCATAATTAGTTTGATTGATTGTTGGTGGATTCTCGAAAGGAAGAGGAGGGGGTAATACTGGGATAAGAGCCTGACCAATTCCATAAACTTGAAACATTTTAGACATAATGAGAGACAACTCCATTTAGTGTTTTAAAATTCATATTTGCTGTATAAATTTCACAGACGTCAATGTTAATCTATATTGTTCGATATAAGTTTGACTTATAATGTTCAATATGAAACAATATGATCTTATGTGATGCAAATAATTATGGAGAAAAAAAGCATGAATTATCTTACTGTTGAAGAATTTGCTGAGATCATGAAGATGCATCCAGGAAGCGTCAGAAGAGCCATTAAGGCTGGAAAGATATACGCCAGTCGACCCGGTTTAGGTAAAAAGTCGCCCTATAGGATTGCTTATTCTGAATTAGAGAGATTGCATTTACAAAGCATGTGTGAGAACAAAACAAAATGAATTTGTGTGATGAAAATTGAGAGGGAAAATGAATCTAATTGATGGAATTCCGGTTTGGGGGGATCCTCTACCTGAAGCAGTAGAACAAATGAAGGAGGCTATGAAGTATGGTGCGATTTACGGTGCCCTCATGGCCGACCATCACATTGGGTATTCTATTCCTGTTGGAGGTGTTATTGCTTACCAAGGGAAGATTTGCGTTAACGGCGTGGGATTTGATATTGCTTGCGGTAATAAGGCTGTTATGGTGGATTGTTCTGCTGAACAGCTTAAAGATAACATTTATAGGACGATGAATGAAATTCAGAGCAAGATTAGCTTTGGAGTAGGAAGAAAAAATGATGAAAAAGTTGAGCATAGCCTTTTCGATGACCCAATCTGGAATGAAATTGAAGTGTTACAAGGACTTAAAGACAAAGCTAGAACTCAACTCGGTACAGTGGGATCAGGAAACCATTATGTTGACCTCTTTACAGATGAATCAAACAGAATATGGATTGGAGTTCATTTCGGAAGTAGAGGACTTGGACATAGTATTGCAACACATTTCATAAAACAGGCAGGAGGAAAAGATGGCGTCCACGCAGAGCCGGTCGTTCTTGATGAGAATTCAGACCTCGGAACCCAATATCTCAAATGCATGGAACTTGCTGGTCGCTATGCTTACGCTGGAAGAGATTGGGTATGTTCACGAGTGGCGCAAATTCTTCGAGGACAAATTTTGGAAGAAATCCATAACCATCACAACTTTGCCTGGAAAGAGCGACATTTTGATAAAGATCTATGGGTCGTCAGAAAGGGCGCAACACCATCTTTTCCTGGTCAAAAAGGTTTTGTTGGAGGATCTATGGGAGATATGTCGGTTATCCTCGAAGGAGTTGAATCCCCTGAATCAGCAGCTTCTCTGTGCTCGACTATTCACGGAGCAGGACGTCTACTTGGAAGAACTCAAGCCAAAGGAAAAACCTGTAGAAAAACGGGAAAGAAGCTCACGCAAGGTCTCGTCAAACGTGAAGAACACGATATCTGGATTAAAAAAATTGGTGTCGAAGTGCGCGGAGGAGATCTTGACGAATCACCATACGCATACAAAAGGATCGAAGAAGTCCTCAAAGCGCATGAAGGAACAATAAAGATATTGCATAAATTGACGCCTATCGGAGTTTGTATGGCTGATGATAGATGCAAAGACCCGTATAAGGATTAATTATGATTATTTTATTTTGTATTTGTTGTATATTTGGATTTAAAGTTATAGGATTAGCAATAGCATGGTCTATTTTAACTGATTAGAGAATTCCTAAAGTGACTAAAGCCTTTATTGCTAAAATGTTTTTTCCAAGCTTAAGGAGATTTTCTTTTGTAAAGGGACTATCACGCAAGGCTTGTGCTGCTTCTAAGGTTTCCTTAGCTTCTGCTTCCCCTAAAAATTCGGACATGATTTCATAATTATGTCCTTCATTTAGTCTCTGAGCTATTTGTTTTCCCGTGACTTTTCTTGGATTCACGTCTCCTTTATAAAATATTTCTCTTAATCTCTGTTGACCAATTTTTTTAAATACATCCGGAGAAACATTTTCTTTCAATTTTTGTATCCCTTCAGGATTTTCTGCTAAATTTCTAATTTCCGAAGGGGTTTTATTCATCTCTTTCGCTGCAATTTTAACTTCAGGAGTTTCTTTGAATTCTCTATGAGGAATTTTAGCCGAAGTGACTTCTTTCGCTCTCGGAGTTTCACCTCTAAATTCTGGTAGTTTAGCTTCTCCAATTTGTTTCAAGAAAGGTTGTTTTGGAGGCTTATTAACTAACTGCGGAGCATTTCTTGCATTACGAAAAACCTCTCTTATTTGCCCAGCTTCTTGAGGTGTAATAGCTGATCCAAGTTCTCTAATCGCTAACTCAAATTCTCTTCCATTTGCTGCATGGGGATTTTCGAGGAATTTATGTAGTTTATTTTCTACTAAGCCTCTTCTTGTCGCTGATGATAATTGCTGACCGGCATTTGATTTAGAGAGAATTCTATTTACGGCATTAAACTCGTCGGTATCATTAATTAGTCTTTTTGTTACACCGCTAAAATCTTGATTTTTCGTATCTCTAAAAGGGCGAATATAATTATTATCATATTCATTAGCCCATTGGCGATATAACCCTCTCGCATTGATGTTAGCATCAGCAGCAGCATCATTTCCTTGAGATCTAGCGGCAATTTCAGCGGCTTCTTCAAGTTGTCCGACAGTTCTACCAAAGATGCCTCTAGTATTACCATGCTCAAAAGTGAAATCCATGACATAGCGTAAAGATTTTGCCTGTTCATGCAAAAAATGATTATTTACTTCTAAAAGTCCTGTAATTTGTCCATTTTCTCCATAAGTTCCAAGTCTTTGTAAAATATCTTCAATTGCACGTAAATGTTGTGTCTGAGGAGCAGATAGGTGGGCAATTTCCTGAAGTTCGCGAGCAGATGTTTGTAGTTGATTTATTAAATCAGTATGAAAAGCGGATACATCTCTACTCAACTCATCAGATAATGCATATGCTTCATTTATAACTCTGTAATCACAAGCATCATTAGCACGGATAGCTTCAATTTGGGATCTTCCCATATTCTCACTATTAACCATCTCATTTTTGCTTATGATATTTCCGACTTCATTTGATGTAGAAGGATTCTCGATATTATTTGATGCAGGACGATATGGAAGGTTTTCTTCGCCGGGACGGAGAATCGTAGCGTTTTCAACGGCCGCTTCCCTTGTTTTTAATTGCTGAAAAGATGTTTCAGCTTCCTCGAACTCTTTAGTCATTTGCTCATTTTCAGCTTTAATTTCAGAAGCCTTTGCCTCATGTTCATTCATGGCTTTTTCAAGATTTTTTTCATATTCCCTAACAGATCGTTCATACTTTTCCTGGTTAAGGTTGTTCTCTTGTCTAGCTTTATATAAGTCACTTTCATGATTAGCTTTAGCTATTGATAGGTCTTGTTGATATTTAGCATCAGCTGCTTTATTAGCGTTGACTACAGAATCTTGATATTTTTTTTGTGAACTTTCCAACCATTCAGGAGCAACTTCATTTTGCCAGAATTTATATTGATTGGGAGTTAGATCGGAAGGAAGTACTCCTTGAAGGAATTCTTCTGTTTGGCCTGGTTTTAAAGAACTCAGCCAATCTTTTGCTTTGGGAGCATATTTCACTAAGCCATGAAGCAAAGCGCCAAAGGCGGCAAATTCAAGACCTTCTTCTACTGGAGCATATGGATCAAATTCTTTTCCCTGAGTGACGTTTGCGGCTTGCTTGGTTGCTCCATATGTTGCCCCTGTTAATCCCTGATGCAAAATCTCTAAACCAGTAAGAGCCTTTGGCCCAAAATTATAAAGATTTTTTAATACGTTAAATCCAAGTCCTATACCCTTATATGTCAAACTAATGGGCAACAAAGCTCCTGCGAAATAACCAATTCCACTGCCTTCTTCTTCATAATCTACTTTTAAGAAATCGAAATATTCAGAAAAGCCAGCTGTAGCACCTGATAGACCTGCCTTAAGAGTATTTCTATTTCTTTCTCCTTGAAGCCGGCTTCCTTCGAGTGTAAAGTTTTTTTCTACCCAATTTAAATCTTCCAATTTTCTTTCTCTGGGCTTCTCTTCAGGAGTAGTAGGTTTAATTAATGATTGAAAAGGATCATTATTTGTTTGAGATGTTTGAGACGATTGAGGTAGATTTTGATTTGATTGACTATCTATTGTTTGAACCCTTGGGCTTCCTCTTTGAGAGGTTTTAATCAAACTTTGAAAAGGATCATCATCCACTATTTTTTTATCCTTACTGCGCCTAAAGATTCAGCTTCTTTGACTTTATTGCGTTCAATTGGAACTTGACGTCCATCAGGAAGTCTCATTAAAACGCCATTTTCTTCTTCATTTTGGAACTCTTCAAAAGCATTAGCTACTTGTCTTTCATAACCTAAAGGTCTAAGCTTACCACTTCTATAGGGAAGGCCATTTTTCTCTAAGACTTCGTTAGCAATTTGCTCTAATTGTAAAGATCTCTCTGCCGCTTTTTTCATTAAATTAAGAATAGCTAGATTTGCTTCTTTACTTTTTCCAATGTCGGGCAATTTATCCTGCAATATTTTTAAGTCAGCATCAGATAATCTTACACCGAAAAGCTCCTTTCTTCCTTCTAAAAACTCAGGAATAGATCCTAAAAGAGCTGATTCATCTTTAGAAAGCAATGCATTAGCTATTTTCTTTCCAGTATCGCCAAATAAATTGAAAACATTAGCTAGACTAGTAGGTTTAATTTTACCTTCAGAAACCGACTTTATACCACTTTCTATAAGAGGTATTTGTCTTCGAGCTGTATCTGCATGTGTCTTTACTGATTTATCAAAATCTGCTGATTCCTGATGGAATTTAATATCATGCTCTGAGCCTGTTTCTTGTGTTCTACGACGATTTTCAACATAAGGATTGCTATAGATAGGAGGAACTTGCGCTTGATCAAAGGCGCTTTTTAATTCATCAGCTGACAAATCTCTGGAATTATTCAAAATCTGACTCATGACTTGGTTAACTTCAGGGGGAATTGCCTGACCTGTTAGGCCACCTTGAGGTTTAGGATTCTTAGCTTTATGCAGTGCAGCAAATTCCTGGGGAGTAAAAAGGCTTTCTTCATCTTCACTTAACTGTCCACCTTTAAGATATTTGCCAACAGCTTTCCCTTTTTGTTTTTGAATACCCTCTTGTTTTTTTTTCTCTTTCTCTTGCGCTTCTAATTGTTCAATCTGCATCCGCTGTTGAAAGATTTCTTGACCTTTCTCACCATAGGGACTAAGAGCAGAGCGTATTGCTTCTAATTTCTTGGATTGCGGAGCGCCTTCAAGGGCTTTATCCTGCATGACGCTATCAAGGCTTCTATTAGCAAAGAAGGTATTTAAACCGTTTCCAATGCCTTGACCTAGACTCATACCGAGAGCTTCGGATAATTTGCCATGGGGATTACTTGTTTGAAAAACTTGAACCATAATATTACATACCTAAAAAGTTTGGTAAACCATATTTGCCCGTACCGCTTCCTGCACTTATTCCTCCAGTTCCGGATGATCCACCGCCGCCGCCCCCACCACTTTTGAATAAACTACTGATTCCACTGCTAACTAGATTACCTATGCCAGCACCAATTGGCCCACCGGCATATGTTCCTATAGCAGTTAAAAGAGGGTTTAAAAGTCCTCCCGACCCTTGCTGTTGTTGATATGAAAAAGGCTGATAATTTAATCCTGTCTGGGCGTTTTGATTATATTGACCATATTGCTGCTGTGCAGCGTTTCCTTGCAGCTGAGAGAATAATTGAGCTAACTGAGCTTGTAAACCGGATGCTGCACCTCCTAAAGCTTGCCCGAAGCCGCTAGATGATAAAGCGCCACCACCAGCAAACCTTTCAGCTATCTGCGGCAGAGTTTGCTCATTGAACTGCTGCATATAAGGCTGTGAGAATTGATTGAAAGCTTGTCCCTGATTTGGGCCGAGTAGGTTATTGTAATATTGATTTGCAAGATCATAACCACCACCTCCGGCTCCCGATTGCATAGCTTTTTGAATGACATCATTATGCAAGCCCTGTTGCTGTTTGTTGCCATTTGGAAGTTTAGTAAATTTATCTTCGCTTCCGAAGATCCAATCGTTAAAACTCGGCATGTTCTTTTTACCTCAGTTTTTCAAATATTCCATGACCCATACACACCATGTCAGGGCATTACCTGAATTGTTTTGAATAATAATTGTATTTGTCGAGTTATTATATCTCACATAAAGGTCTGGATCGTTTAAGAAATAAGAAAGGCCATTAGTATCTTTTGCTCCTCCAAAGCCTTGAACAGGATATAGATACCCCATGATGTTCATTGGCTGAGTTGTTGCCGAAAGAACTATGCTCGTCGCTCCAGTAGGGATGTTTCCGCCATTTAGCATGACCAAATCAGCAGTGATTCTATAGGCATTTCTATTCTGTTGAGGGTTTCCATTTTGAAACCATTGCTCGAAATTGGCATTCTCCTGCAAAAGGAAAAGACCACTTTCTTTAGTATTTACGGCATTAGCTACTCTACGAAGATAGAGCAATAAAATATTTTCAAAGCCTTCATCTTCAGGATTTACATCTAGCGATACAGGGAGTTGATTTGTATTTAGAGGATTATTGCTTGAGGAAGTCATGATGTTTTCCACAGCCTTCTAATAAGATAATACATATATATACTTTCTCTTCTTCTTAAGACACTGTGGATTTGTTCATAAGTCATGGTTTTATCTCTGTTTCTCATATGTTTATAATAGTGTTCAAATATGTTTATATATGTGCATTAATTGATTAAACGGCCACCTTCGCGGAACCAAATGTTCATAGCATTAAGCTCAAAAGGAGTTTGATGCGTGGCTAATTGATTCATTAGATTATCATCATAAGTCAAGCCAATGCGTAGATATTGACCGAATTGAGTACTATAGAAGCGATACCATGCATATTCCGAGCCAGGGATATAAACTTGACCATCGACCGAAGAGGTATTCCATATTCCCCCCTTGGTATAGGCTGTAAAGCCGGTTGAATCCAAGCCGTTCAAAGTAAAATTATTTGCATCTATCACGGTTATTGGGTAAATGACCGCATTTAATTGAATCATTCCTTGAACATTAGCAATGTAAATCTGAGTTCCAGAGGTAAGGCTATGATTAGGACTTGTGATTTTACAAGGATTAGATTGAGTTGCGTTTGTGATAAAACCACAGGCTTGGGATGAATTGATAAGCTCTTGATTTGTGTTGATTAGGTTTGCTTGCTCTCCTAAATAAGAGTTTACAAATAACTGTACAGTAGTAGCGGTAATGGCAGGAGAGAATAAATTTGAATCTAATTGGAAATCTATGAAAGAAAGCTTAAATTGTTTTCCTTGCCCCTGGAAAGGATTAAAGTCCTTACCCTGTATGTTCATCTTCGGAAGGAGGGTTATACGTCCACCGCCCAAATAAACCGCCGTAGAATTGATATCAACAGCATCGTAGTTTTGAGATAGAAAGTCCCAGGTTGATAAAGTGATAATATTCGGATCGTTATCGCTAATAGTGACATTGAAAATCATATTATTTAAACCGGGATCAGTGCCAAGCCAGATTGCCCCTTCGATATAAATAATTTCACTATTTGCTAAATTATGATTTGGGATGGTGATTTGCGTAGGCTCTGTAGAAAAGTTAACAGCAGTAATCGCCATGGTATTGGCATATAGCGTTGGAGATCCAAAGGGGGTTTCAGCATCTGGGTTCTGATAGATGTTGATGAAGCCTTGCTGAGTTCCGGCAGTCACATAGTCGACATATTGCTGATCATCTACATTATCCCAAGTGACGTTGCTTTCCCAGAGAGTTGTGAAACTGTCCCAAGTAATTCCGAATTGGAATTGTGAGGTTCCAAAGCAAGTGATGGTATCGCGGAATTTTGCCCACGTATTGTTTCGATAGTTGAATAGGAGAACTGTATTGGGATATGTCTGAGTTGTTGAGGCATTAGAAGTATCTAAATAATTCCAATAGACAAGTTCTTTCTCAAAATCTCTGACACCATGAACAAAATTAGGAGCGCTATTTTGAATCTCAAAGCTAAAGACTTGTTCGGGAATTTGTTCATCTAATCTACTAACTCCATTGGCTGCTGCTTGAATTACTCCTCTATCACTAATGACCATGACGCCTTGATCAAAGACAATAGGACTATAAGGACTTACGGCTCCAAAATCAGAAGAAATACGCTCCCAGATGAAAGGGAGTCCATATTCGCCGATATATCTAAGTTGCCATGTAGAATATTCAAAGAAGACGATTAAAGTATTTCTAAAGAAAGCTGCGCTTACTATCGCCTCATTTGTAGGAGCATCGATGAATCCTCCGCGACCGAAAATATCAGATCTCCATCCATTCGTTTGATCGGTAGGATCTCCTATTTGACTAAAGCGGCATCGAGCGAAGAAGTTAGTTGCGCCTGTGTAAGTCGAAGTTGTTGCTCCTTCCCAAGTATTTAGAGCCAAGAGGCGCCCATAATATGGGATTATAATAAGAGCTTGCCATAGGGTAATGCTTGCAGTGAGAAGGGGTTGTAAATCTGTCCAAGCGGTATTATTGTAAAATCTTATTGGATCGTAAGAAGTAGCAGGTATATCAATATTATTATTCGTGACGAAAAAGTACCTTAAATCGGGAGTAGCCCCTTGATAATTTGCCGCCCAGAAGAAGTCAGTGTTTGTTCCAGTCCATGTAGTGCCAGGAGCTAATTCTTGAAACCCGTTGATATATTGATAGGCATATTTAGTATCGAAAAAAACGGTAGCATCAATACCAAAAGTTGCGACATCCCTCTTCAAGATTCCCATGACAGGTAAAGCCGGGTAATAAGTCAGAGATACTGTGGTCGCATGTCCAGCACCTACCGTCGTGGTCAAAGTCACGGAACCAGTCATGTAGTTAATAATGCCTGAATTGTCAGCAGTCGCATTTGTAAGCGTTCCATTGCCTTGATCAATGAAAGGAGTGGCAAGAGTCGCAATCGTGATAGTAACGCTTCCTGGAGCAATCTCTGCGTTAGCTTCAGGAGTTATGGACAGAGCGGTATAAAGATTGAAAGTCCAAGGAGAAGCTGAACTGTCTCCAATTGAAATAGATGAAAAAATTCTAGACAAGCGCCCCATGGGGACTTCGCCATCTCTTTTCTTTGTCCGATCACGGAAGATATAGGCGTTTTCAAGATTAGAGAAAGCCTCATTGGCTAGAAGCGCAGGCTTTTTATCCTGTGTAAGACCGCCTCCTGGATAACCGCCAATTGTAACTTGATGAAAACCAGTCATTATTAATTACCTATAGCTAACCAATAATAGGCTAAATTTGTAGCAGAACTATTCGCGTTGTTAATTACAAAGTTTGTCTTAGTCAAACTAGTGACTGAAAAATTGGTTGTAAATGTACCAAAAGTCCTTAAAACTGTTGCTTGAACATTGAATGCATTATTAGGAAAAGCAGGAGTGAAGGGTACGTTGATATCTCCAGTCGAAGCAGTAGTAACGCCCCATTGAAAAAGGATACCTCCGGCCCAGCAAAATCCATTATTAGCCGCATTATATCCAGTTAATTGTGCAAGAACGCCTCCACCAGTCAAGGAATAGAGTTGTTGATCTCCTCCAGATGGTATCGCAGGTGTAGTCGTAGCATTGACGGTAAGGTTGCCAGGAACTCCAGAGAAAACCTGATTATATCCCGTGACGGTCGTGACAGCTGCTTGAGGAACTTGATGTATAATCGTATGATAACCGGCCGGCTGAGAACCTGGCTGACCATTGTTATTGACGTGATCAATACCTAGAGTTTGGAATGTGCCGTCGAGATTATTTCGAATAGTCACTTTCGTTTGCCCTAAAGATCCACCATCTGGTGGATATCCTGGCGTGTATGTTGGAATTGGCATTTAAACTCCTAGCTAACGCAAACAGTTGCTATTGGCTGACAATCTTGTGGTCTGCGTAATTTCTTTTTCGACTCTTTGCTCAATTTAGCTTTCGCAGGAGAAAGAGGTTTTTTTAACTTCTTTTCTTTTCCTTTAATGACTGCCATAAAATAATCTACCCTGTTGTATGGCGCCCAACAAATGGCCCTCCTCCAAGAGGAATAGGCTTGTTTGGCAATGATTTAAGTTTTTTCTTTTTATTAATATTTGGTATCTTCTGTGGCTGACTTCTATTTTGCTTCTTTTTCATAGAGAACCAAATGATGTTCCCGATCCACTAGAACCATAGTTGTAAGTGAGTTGATCGGTATAAAGTGTTGAGATCCTTTCTTGTCCTATTTGCGCATAGGTACGCGTTTCGATTATGTCGTAGCGCTCTTTCAGCATCTTATCGATGAAAAGCACACCATCAGAATCTAGCCTTTCCTCGAATATTTTCTTTGAGGATCCTACTGATAGAATTTCCCACCATTCGGATAGTTCAGGATTGCCAGCCATGTCAGACGCTATGAGAGCTTGAATAGGCTGACGATAACAGGTCATTTCGATCGTATAGCCTTTATCGGGCACTGGTGAAAGTGTGAACTGGTTCTGATAGAACATGATTGCAAGGGGAATGGAGAATTTCTTAGGGTTGTATTGAATTTGAATCGGTGTTCCGTCAGGAATAGCTTCAGCAAAAACAAGACCCGTAATTTCTCCAGTTTGATAATTAATCGTTGCATTGCCTGGGATAGTTGGTGTTGACGAAGCATACTGTCGATAGTACGTCCATCCATATTCTTGATTACCATTATTCGATGTCTGGAAAATCTGAATTAAATTACCCTGTCCATCGTCCGTGACATTCTGAGTTTGGCCAATACCATTAGGCCCGATAACATTTGCTGTGATGAGGATATTTTGAACTCTTCCTTGAGGAAAGAAAAGGTTCCGATTAGTCTGAGTTCCTGGATCATTATTGACGCTGGCTATCAAAGGTCTTGCAATTGTAAAGCCGCTATACGGCCCTGCAGTATTATCTCCTGAAGCAAAAGTTCCATGCTGTTGCCAGTTGAAATTGACTCCATAGAATTGCCAAGGATCATGGAATAGTTTTATCTCCCTCTTAGCACAATAGCAGGGATTATTTACAGTAATGTAAAGCTCGCTATTAAAAGGATAGACATCC